TCTGACCAGAAAATAGAGCAGGCTATGTTTATGATGGCCCCTCTCATTCGTAAGGTCATTTTCTCTGCTGCCATTAAGGGTATTGTTTATGGAGTTATGGGATATAACTTCCAGGATAAGCTCGATATGATCAAGGGTTACAGAGCCAGGAGAATTGAGGACCCGGACGATCCTATGAGTTCTATGATACGGACCCTCTCTCTGTCTACACCGATGTTTGAGATGGAGAAGTTCTTTGGTCGGTTGGGTACTGGGCTCAATCTTCGTTACAATATGGCAGCACTGCCCGGGTTAATGTTCTCAATAGCTACCAATAAGGACAGGATAACTGGCCAGAGGATATGGGGTTATGATGATGATGTCAGGACTAGGTCTGGCAAGCTTGGCTTACATATACTGAGAAGCTTCTTCCCTATAGGCTCTGATATCTCTAATCTCCCACGCGATGATTTAGAGACAATGGCCCGGGTAGTAAATCTCTCAGGGCTAGGATACTTTTATCAAACAGACAGTCCAAATAAATTACTGGAACTGTTCTATGACTCAATTAATAAATCCAATACTTTGGGTGAACGCAGAAATGCACTAATGGAGTTTAACCGTGGCATACAGCGAGTAAACGCTATGCTCTTGGATGAAAAGTTTAGGTCATTCTATGATGAACTAGAGGATTTTCGTAAGTCCAGGTTAGAAAATGAGATTTGATAAGAAAAATTGTTCTCATATATATTCTTTGGGAGGTGAGTTTTATGCCAATAGTAAAGGTTAATATCAGTAAAGATACGCAGAAAATGTTTGACGAGAAACTGGAAGCTGCCATTAAAAAATACACAAAGAAATGGTCAGTAGATGAGTTCCTGGTTAGGGCCATAATCCTCCAGGAGAGTATGGGTAAGCCCCTTGCGATAAGACTTGAGAATCACCTCAAGAAAGCATCCTGGTACAGTCGCTGGATTCCTAAAAAGTATAGGACTGAGGACTATGCGTATTGTTCAATGGGATATATGCAAGTGCTCTATGGTGTGGCCAGGAGCTATGGATTTAAGGGTACTCCACACGATTTACTTACTGAGGACAATTCAATTCGTTTCGGTGTAAGACATCTCTATCAACTCAGCAAAAGATACCGGAGTACGAACGACATAATCTCTGCATATAATCAAGGGAGCCCCAGGCGGTTCCCCAAAGACCATAAACTTTCTGGGAAATATAGAAACCAGAACTATGTTACGAGTGTTCTGAAGAATATCGAAAAGGTGACCAGAAGTATCCCGGTAGAAAGTCAACCTAGTACTCCTCAAGAATCTGCCGTAGAAGTTTCCCAGCCTGAGCAACGCTCTTGGATTTCAGAACTTGTCTTACGGATTCAACAAGCTCTTTCCTTATTTGCTCTTGTGCTATATATCTGGTAAAATCCTTATCACCCATATCGTGGTGAAACCATAAGAGGATAGCTTCACGTAGTGCAGTCTTGATGCTTATGTTCTGGGCCTGGCACTTCTTCCTGAACTTATCATAGAGTTTTTTCTGATAAGCTAAGTTAGTTTGGATACTGTTAAGCGGACTGCTTGGCACTAAACACCTCCTGGGCCATTGCATCTTCTGGGTAATTAACTCCTGTGACATCAGCTGGCACTTGTTCCAGGAGCCTGTGAGTACTCTTATCAAATATGGCTTCACCCATAGTTGCCGTAGGTTTTAGCTGCTGGAAGTTCTTGAGGTCTTTATAAAGCTTCTCACTGTTAGGCACAGTATTATGATATAACTTATCACTTAGGCAGTTGCCTGTGACTGTGTTGTATATGAAAAATTTTTTGTATATTTTATCCATCACTCCTCCTCTTTGGTTAGTGCTTCACTGCCAAGCGTATTACAAATATACTCTATTATAGTTTCAACATCACTATGCCATAGAGTATCTGTTATTGTTTTGCCGTCATTGTTTTTGAGTATGTCGTTACCTACTATTTCCAACGCTTCCCTCAGCCGTTTGTTTTCGTATTGGAGTTTATCTATCTCATTTTCCATTTTATCAAAGTTCGCTTTTGCTTCACCAATAACAGTACCTAACTCTAAAAGTTTTGCATTTTTATAATACTCCTTTGCTTGTTTACTCTTATAAAAACTGTCAAAAAATCCCATCATTCCTCCTCTTTGGTTAGTGCTTGTAGTAATTCCTTTGCTCTCTCAAATGGCCCAAGTGGTACATCACTTACACCGCCCTTTGGGTCAAAGTAGTCAAGGAAGTCTTGTATCCTTTCCATCAACCGCTTGTTATCGGCTAGGAGTTTTCTTACTTTATCTCCTAAATAAAAATCAGCCATATAGGTAACCCCATGCTCATTTCTATACTCATGTATTATGACATCATTAATTTTAAAATCCATCAATCCCCCTCTTTGGTTAGTGCTTGTTTAAGAAAATATTGTTTATAACATTTTGCACTATTATCATCACAGTTATTTTCACAAATATCATCTGCATTTTTTAAATCAGCATCTAGTGGACAGCTTCCAGTAAAATCAGCATGACTTAAACACGCTATATCCAAAGCCTTCTCATACTTGTCTACTTTGGCTTGGAGTTTTTGACATTCTTCGTCTTTATCAGCATAAGTTTGGTAATATACCATTTCCATCTACTCCTCCTCTTTGTGTAGTGCTTTTTTGGCTCTGTCTTGCCAACAAGTATTATCATCTTTTGATACATCTTCAGCAAACTTCCTCAACCGCTTGTTATCGGCTTGTATTGCAATAGCTTCTTTATAAGGAATGTTTCCAAGTTTAGCTTCTGCTTTTAATCGCTTATTATCTTCTTTCAGTTCGTCTCTCTCAGTACCTAAATCCCATGTCTGGTCTTTAAGGCGTTTATTCTCTGCCTGCACTTTTTGTAACTTTGAACAAGTACCGATTAATCCTAGATGTTCGGTGTATAGTTTTTTACACGATGGGCATTTAGTTGACATTACTCCTCCTCTTTGGTTAGTGCTTCTCTGGCTTTTTCACCACCGTCAATATCAATCTTGCGTTTGTTTGGGTAAATAGTCATATACCAATTTTCTTTTTTCGCATAAAACTTCAAAGCCTTCTCATACTTGTCTACTTTGACTTGGAGTCGTGTTACTGCGTCACCCATATTTATTCTAATTCGTTCATAATCTTTGAATATATCACACTCGGTTTTAGCATAACATTTTTTACAATCACTATAAAACGGACAGCCCATTACTCCCCCTCAAATGGATTCTCAAAATTAAAGCTATTGGGTTCTGCGTGCAGATTAGTCAGCGCGTGCCTACGGTTCTTTAGCCAGGTGATAAACGGTGGAGTCTTGTGGTAGTAATAGGATATTTTCTTAAGAGCTCCACACTTCCTTAGTTTGGCCAGGGTCTGCCTGGCCCTGCCCCTATCATCTGTAGCAAATATATCCTCAATATCAGTGAGCTGGATGCGCCTGGTTACAAGTAATTCGTTAATAACCTCAGGCTCGTATATCATCTCATCAAGTTGCTCCTCACCACGCAGGGTCCTGGCTGTGAGTCTTTGCTGTGAGTAGTCATAATATCCCATACGCCTGTTATGATACTGGCTCTCTAAGAAGTTGATGGCAAACAGTACGTGCGCCTTGTTTACGATCACCTTCTCTCCCTCATCATCAGTAGAATATACCATAGCTGCCACTGATATAGCCATCCTGGCTAGCTTTATTCTCATCTCAGCCCCTACCACAAGCGGTATGTCAGAGCTGAACTTCTCGCCTAAGAGAGTGGCAGCGTGCAGTATAGCGTTCTCAGCATCCTTCTCAATATATATATCCTCTGGCCTACGTGACCAGGCAAACATAACACGATTGTGGCAAAGTTCACTGGTATAGAAATGCTCATACTCTTCCGTATCTCTTTGGTTTATTTCACTAATAGGCACATCCTCTTTGCTGGCAAGAACAGCAAAGTCAAGCCTGGCCACATCCTGCTGCTGGCCCATTATCTCTTTTATTATATCAACCCCGAAGTTGTAGTTACCCACATCACCGTGGATAGGATTGGCTATGAAGACAAGCCTGGTCCTAGCTAGAGTCCTACGGCTCTGTATCTTATGTAGTTCAGCTATACCGGAAGACCGGACACCTGAGAGAAAACCCATTATCTCAGCCTTGACAAGGTTTTCGCTCTCGTCTATAACAAGAGCACCCCTGTCATTGAGTGGTATTTTCCCCCAGGTCAGAGACCATCTGGAGTTACCGTGAGTCTGTTGTACTCCACCAAGTATTCCAGCAAGACTGACATTCTCCCCCGAAGTCAAGAACTCGCCTGCGCGGTAGTGTTTAACCAGGCTGCGGATAGTCTCTGTTTTACCGGTACGTGTATCCCCTCCTATGAGACACTCCATCCATCCCTTCGTTACTCTGTGCCCAAGGAAGTTGAATTGCAGTACGGAATGGTAGACAAGGTCAAGGGCCATAATGATATTGTTTCTCTTCTTTATCCTGGTTACGTTGTGAGCCAGATCATCCTGAATACCTTGTATCTTCTCTGTTATGGAGTCCACATCGCGTGGGTCTTTTGGTTTAAAAACCTTTAGCTTTTCTTTTACCTCAGGAGTAAGTCTCCATTTACTCACTGAGTCCAGGCTCGCTTTAGTCCTGTTAATAATATGGGTAGAACGCTGGGTCCGGGGATCGCCCCAGGTAGTACCATAGAATTGGTACTGGGCATTAGTCTTTATATCGGTGGAGAATACGAATGAGCGCTGCACCATGTACTCAGCATCCATCTTGGAATAGTCAAGCTCAGCTGATACCATAATCTCCTCTACGTTTTGCTTGGTGGCAATATCTACTGTTACCTTTCTGCATTTACTGTAATCAGGTATGGCAAAATACCTGCGGATATATCCTTTAACGTGTGCATCTGATGTATTAATGAAGCTCAGGATGATGTCTCTGTCCTGGTGACAGCGGAAGTTGTACTCAAAGCCCCTCTCTCTTGATAGGGGATTGCAGTCATACTCCTGGTAGATACGGCAATTAGCACAGCGTTTCATCTGTGCCCCAGCCTCACCACATTTTATTTTAACTAGCCTGGGTATCAGATAAGGAGATAAATCCTTACCGATTATAATTCCATTAAACGTTATTGCTTTGCCATAGTGGTCTGAGCTAATAGACTTCTCAAATGGTATCTTGTTATACGCCTTACCAAGCTCCTCTATCCAATCATCAATACTGTCTATATCTCTCTCTATTATCTCAACAAGACCACCGTTACCATCACTGATGGGTATGGTATATTTCTGCTGTTCTTTGTTCCATCCAATGTTGTTGTCAATTATATCCTTCTGAGAAATACCCCCATATTCCACCAGAGTTTCACGCGCAGTATCGTCTTCAAGTAGAACTCCGTGATACTCAAGAGATTTTTTCACCAAGTCATTTCCCATTATCCCTCCCGGTAGAAACCCTGGCCGGGGCTGATCCCGGCCAGGGAGTATTTGGTTAAATATAATTTAATTAGGAGTTTACTCATCGAAATCAAATGAGGTATCTGGTTCTCCTTTGGGTTCAGCTGGTCCTGTCTGACCACGCTGAGGCGCTTGTCGTTCTTCCTTCTCGTCTTCCTTTTGAGCAGCTTCAGTTGAAGCAAGCTTGGAGCAGATTTTATACAGAGCCTTAAGCCCTGCAAACTCTTTCTCACTGGCATATCCCTTGGGAGTGAATACAGGCATAAACGCATTGCCTTTGTCAAACTTCTGCATCTGGGTAGTAGCAATAATTCTATGTGCAAACATAGAGAAATTGCGCTTACCAGCTGCCTTGAAGTGACTGTTAAGTTTTTTAGCAGGAGTCATTGATGCGCTCATTGCGCTATAGATAAATGGGTCTGGAGCTACGCCAGACTTAATACCATCAATGAGGTCTGCTTGTGTAACAACGAAGTAATTGATGCAGTCTATCCACCTTGGGTCCTTATCATCGACAGGCTCACCAATAGCAATAGTCTCCTTAGAGTTGTAGTCAGTGTACTCACTTGCTACAAACTTTAGGTTATCATCAAAGATGATACGTCCACCCCACTTGAGTAGAAAGTAAAGAGTGAGCGCCTCATCCGGTGGACATATAATATTCTCTGTCACACTATGATACCAGGCGCCATCAATAAGTTTCTTATTGTTGGCTTTGGCCCGGCTCTGACCCTGGACTATCTTAAGCCTGGGTATAACAATATCTTCCATACCGATATTGTCTACGCCTAGGGCTGGCCCCTGGTTCAGGTATGCAGGTACTTCGGCCTGCGGTTTCTTAGCTGGTGTGTTTTTGGTTGTCATGTTTGTTCCTTAATAATTATTATTTTATGGCCTATGGCCATTGAGAGGGGGTAGTAGCGAACCACCTAACCTGAATCCCGGTAGAATCTTACGACTCGTTTCTGACCCGCCAGGCTTCATACCCAGGTGCACCTGGGCATCCCTCTCATAAAGCCCCGGCCTATGGGGAAGCCAGGGCGTGTTACTTAATCTGGGAGGAAACGTTCCCCATAGAAATTAAGCCAGATATTTGTTGAAGTATTCTTTAACATCATCCAAACTATGCGCTAGGATATAGTGGCCACCTGCAGCGCGAATAGTTTTCTCAAAGCTTCGCTGGTCGGCTGCTTGTCCTCCGTCCTTATGATTTCGCTTAGACGGTCTTTTCGCTTCAATACCAATGAATTTCCCTTTGTAACAACAGATGCGATCAGATACGCCCGGGGCCCCTCCCCGGGCTGAGTAATGGAAGTGGGCAAGCTCTTCTCCAAACGCTTCACTTAGCCACTTCCTTATCTTCGCCTTGACTTCGCTCTCCGATATCTCCTTTTCGCTTCTCTTTTTCGGCTGGGTCAATCGTGCCATCAGATCGGCCCGGCTCTCTTCCCTCTTCTTTATCGGCATACCCACACCCCTCCGGTACGTAGTAGTTTTTAGTAGTGACTGTGCCATAGTATGCACAGACATCTGGCTTTCTGTCGTGTATCTTACACTTATTGGTGAGTTCGTCTAAGAAAGGGCAGGTACAGGGTATGTGTACCACATTGTGCCTGACCTCACACCCCCTGGTCTCATAGTATTTGACCAGGGAGGGCAGCGGATTAAAGTAGAAGCTGATGGTCCTGCAGCACTTACCGCACTGCAGACATTTCTTCTCACTCATCTTCTTCAAACTCACCCTTAGCCAGGCGAGTGACCAGTGATTTATTGAACCTGGTAGTAGAGAAGATAGTCTTTTCGATGAACTCAGGAAGCTCCTCACCATTCTCTATCCATTCAAGTAGAAACTTTTTCCTGGTAGCTGCGTGGACTGAAGGCTCAGTCTTAATGAGACCCTCTTCGCCTATCTCCTGGAGCCAGGCGTGGAAGACTCCACACTTATCCCACTGCTTGCCAGCCACAGGACCAGCGAGCTTGAACTCTTCCTCTTCTATCGGGTCAAACTTGAGCTCACCACCGGCTACCTTGACTGTGATAGAGGGTATGTCTTCATCATCCATAGCCTCATTGAGCTCAGACCTCAGCCTGTTAATCTCTTTGTTGAGCTCAGTCAGTGCAAGCTTGCGCCTCTCAGCTTCAACCAATTTTGTGGCCAGTTCAGTGGCCTTTGTTTGTGTATTCATATTTGCTCCTTGTGATTAAATTATAATTTTACTTTTTTTCTGCTGCTCCATCTGCCCGGGTCTAATGGCTTCAAGCATTATTATACTCTTGCCCTGAGACTTGATGCGAAACGGACAGCCCTTGAGGAATACTTTCTCCCCAACTTGAAAGGTCAGATTCTTTTGCAGGCGTAACATCGCCTGTGCTTTCTTCCTTATTCTCCTCTTCTTTATCGGGCCCAGTATCGGCCACGCTATTACTTTCCCCAGCCATACTAGCCACCTTAGCAGCAACTCCCCTAAGCTCTTTGTTTTTTGCTCCATCTTTTAACTCCTGTAATATATCCAGTGCCATAGCCTTGGCTTCCTGGGATTTCTTATATAGTTTCTCAGCATACTTAAGAATATCAAGCACAAACTTCTGGTCATAGTAGACCATATTCTTTCCTTCGCTTAATTCAAGCAGCCCTCTATGCTGGATACCATAGTGTGATTCCCACTTCTTAATAAACTCTTCTGTAAAATTACTCATAAATATGTCTCCCTATAAATTGCCAGAACAAGGCAGCCATTGCACCAAGGCCAAGTAATATGACATAGATAAAGCATAGTACTTTAAGTGCCCTGCGCCTGCGCCCTCTCTTTAGGCGTTTAAGCTGCTCTTCCGGTATTAGATTGACCACCATCCTGTTATCCTTCCTATCAAATAAAGGATGATCACACCCAATATATCCAGGGTAAATAAGTTAATGGCAATCAAAGAAAATATTCTATGCTTACCGTGCCACTTCTCTCGCTTGGCTAGGTACTCACAATTAATATTACTTCCTATTAGCATACACACCCTCCTTAAAAGAATCAACCAGGTAAGTAGCAATGTCCTGCTTATCCTGTATTGCTTTAAGAATCTTGCGATCCAATGTTTTATTGTAAACCAGGTCAATATAGGTGCACTTCTTAGTCTGCCCTATCCTGTGTATCCTATCCTCACTTTGCTTCCTGGTCTCCAGGCTAAACTCATTCTCATAGTAGACCATCACGCTGCCAGCGTGCAGGGTAATGCCCATACCACCGGTACTCTCCTGGCCCACAAAGACTTTGGTCTTCCCTGTCTGGAAATTATCTATTTGAAGCTGACGATCCTGTGTGTCACCGTGAAAAATAGAGTGAGGAATATTAAGACCAGCAAGCCGACTAGATATAATGTCCAGCGAAGGTCTAAATCTAGCCCAAACCACCACTTGACGGCCATAACCAATGGCATCAGTAATAATCTCAGTAAGCTCTTCAAGTTTCTCGTTCCTTCCTTTATCAAGATACTGTCCAGATAGTATTTGCTGCAGTCTCATAAGCTTAGTCAGTACAATAGGTGCAGTCACATCATCCTTACCGCTTAGCTCTAACACTGACTCCTTAAGCATATCCTTATACTGCTTTGCCATCTCCTCTGACATATCTATCTCTCTTACCTGGTAGACTTTCTCAGGCAGGGCCGGGTTGAGATTACACTCTTCCTTTGTGAGCTGCACTGAGCCACCAGAGATGAGTCTCTTAAGCTTGTCGAGCTGCTTGTATCCTACAATCTGGTACTTCTCATACCCACCCATAATACAGTAGGTATTACGGAAGGCATAGTAGGATTTATTTCCGAGCATCTTCCAGTCAAGGAAGTTCATCTGTGCCCAGATATCAGCAGGATTTTGGGTGATTGGTGTACCAGATAAGATGTATTTAAACCTGGTACTAGCGAAAGCTTGTGTTAATAGCTTGGTACGCTTAGCTTTATGATTCTTAATACGTGACGATTCGTCAAGTACAACCATTTGAAACAATCCCCATAATCCCGGGTCCGCGCCAAAGCTAACCACAGTCTCATAGTTAGTGATTACTACATCGGCATCGGGGTCAGTAAGCAGCTTTAATTTTTGCTTACGATTCCCAGTACAGATATTATACTTGAGGTTAGAGTTTTTGTCAATCTCTTTTCCCCAGGAACCAAGGACAGACTTAGGACAAAAGACAATAGCCTTAATTCCGTGGCATTTATGGCGTATAATGTCCACAATTACCTTGGTTTTTCCGGTGCCCATCTCACAAAAATAAGCAAGCTTATCTCTTATGAGCCCAGCTTTGAGCATCTGCATCTGATGCTCGTAAGGCTTGAGTTTAAACGGCAGCTCCGGATTGGCCCGGGCTCTCATCTCAGCGATGATATCTTTCTCACCTGGCAGTTTGCCAAGAAGTTTGGCGTCTTGCCTAATCTCTTCAATGTAGACCTTTCCACCACCGGTCCTGGCTGACCCATTATCCCTGTGCTTTTGCCTGGCCTTGGCCAGGGCCTGCTGTTCCCGGGTATAATACTCAAGCCAGCTGTCATATTCTTTTTGCAGCTGAGCACTCTGACCAGGGAAATGAGACTGCACTGTCTCTATCATATTCACTGGCCAGCTGTACTCCTGGATGCTGATGTGATACTTGGACCCTGGTATATCCACTGCCTTCTGCCTGGCTGAGCGTGGTACACGTAGATATATCCTGTTAAACTGTATCATTTTTATTCTTAATATGCCAATGATTATGGTCAAGGAGTTTACTATACACTAGCTCAGTGCGCTCTCTTGCCCTCTCCAGGCTAGCTTCAAGCAGGTCAATCCTCTTGTTCGCATCAATGAGTTCGGCTGTTAGCATATTTATTCTGTCTGCCTGCCTGGCTAAGAGCTCCTTGGTCTCATTCTGTCCTAGCTTCATAGGGATGGGGTCTTCTCGCTTGATACGGTACTCACTACAAGACCAATCCCAGCCAGGACCAGCGCAATCCTTCCAGTCAGTCTTACCTCTCACCCTGAACTCTATTTGTTTGCCATTAATCCACGCTTGCATCACATCTATCTTATCCTTTGCTCGTACTTGTTCAACTGTCATTGCCATACTTACCTCCTTCCGTTTGTTGCATCGTCTAGGATTGACTTCGGTCTCTTCTGTGCCCAGAATAAACCTAGCAATAGGCCCAAAAAGAGAGGACTCCAAACGTTGTTTGATGTCCATGTAATGAGCTTCATCGGCCCAAACAAGCTCAACATCAATACCCCTACACTTATCGGTATCCATACAAAGAACCTCCATTTACCTAGACCAAAGAGCTTTCGCCCTATCTTACCCAGCCAGAAGTGTGATGTCAGCACACCCCAGGCGTAGGGCACTATAGCCAGGCGTATGCCTGCCCATAATGTTACCTTACTTATAGTTGCTGCCGGTTCAATAATAACTATCACCACATCATAGATGAGTGCGATGGTAGCTGCTATGAACAGGGCTATCTTAGTTACTTTGATTGCTTTCATTTCTTCTCCTTAAACTTTAGTCTACTCTCAGGATTAGTCTGGATTATCCTATTGGCTGGCCAGTCTAAAAGCTTGTACTCCTTAAGCTGGGTATCCAGTCTCTTCACCATATCCGGGCTATCATAATTCTCCATCGGCTTGTAGTCAAAGCCAACCAGGTAGATATAATCATACCCCATATCAACAGCAAGCTTGAGGGCCCTCATCCCGGATCGGATAGCAACTTTTTTCTTGTCAATCTCTAGTGGATATAGGTGAGGGTCATAGAAATAGTCTATGTCCTGGGCCGGGCTCATCCTCTTGGTGTTAGCCCACTCTATTACAGGCGTGGGCCCTATAACCTGGGCACCCTCTGGGAATACATTGCCCTTGTCAATCTGCATCTGGTACAGCACCAGGTCGCTGAAGATATAGTAGTCCACCAGCGGTGGGGCCTGGCCGGGCCAGGAGTTTACCACAAATACATCAGCCATTATAGGCCAGCTCACAGTATGAGCTGAGATACCCCGGCCCACAAGCACGCAGTCCTTACCCTTACCACTGCCGAACAGGGATTTAATGGGTCTCATTTCTTAACGTACCTGGCGCCACGGCCCTTCTGGAATGTGGGGCAGCGTGGATTATTGCACCGGATATGGCCATCCTTTACCCTATACTCCTGGTTAGGTGCGACTATGAGCTCTATCCCACAGTCCACACACTTATACACCGGGTACTTAATATGCCTGTCACGCAAGGCACCCACCATTTTCTCCATCTCTCTAGCTTGTCTTGGATTTGGCATCACCAACCCCCTTACTATAGTTATGCATAAACCTGGCCACGCACTCCTCACTGTGGAAATGGTAGTGCCTATGTGTGGATTTCCTACCATCACTACCAAACATAGGATGAGTCCTTCTCAGAAAGTCAGTAAATGATGTGAGCTCCTCATTATCACCACGCTTGTCCTTAGCAGTAAGCTCCAGGTCTATATAGCTAGAGTCCTCATCTATCTTCTCACCGCAGCCATCACAGGCCAGGAATTGTACGTGTGTCATGAGTCCTCATCCTTCTCTTCAAGTTTCTTTCTCATCACAGCCTCAGCTTCCTCATCACCTACCTTGGCAGCGTGTGGCTTCATAGATATACAGGCAGGAGAGAAGCGCTTGTCTCCAGACAGGTTCTGTTCAATGAGCTTGACCTCATCCCTCTCACATATCCCTCCGTCTGCGAACCGGCACCAGAAGGCACCGCAATTTATTGTAGTCATAATTACTCCTTGTGTTTTGTATTATTATAATCCTCATCAATAGGATTGTCAACTATCATCATCTCCCTGGCTGTACGGATACACTCAGCTACGGTAAAAGGGTTAGCACCATCAGCGCGCTGCAACTGCTTGAACGCCTGTGATGTTTTACCATATTGCACAGCGTGAACACTCACATCGCCAGCCCTCTCTATGGCATAGTTTTTTATCACCTTAGGGTAACTAAAGCTATCCACCCTGTTCATAAAGAAGAACTCATACCCATTGTAATACACCAGGTATTCGTACTTAGTGCCATCACCTGGCTCTGATATGACTACCCAGATGTCAAACTCCTGAATACCCATTCTATTATCGTCAAGTTTAAATATTGCTTTCATTTCAACTCCTCATGTACAATCTTAATATTGTTCTTGGTATAGCATACCAGGCAATCCTTGCACTGCTTCTTACAGATATACTCTACCTCTTTATTTATCTGCTTTTGCTTAGGTATTTTGTCCTTGGTCCAGACTACAAACTGCCTGTCTGCAAAGCAGGGCACATATTTCATAGGCTTATTGAGATACTTAGCACTCACATTAAGAACCAGGTTTCCAGGCCAGTAATTGTCCTTAAGCACAGCCTTCTCAATTAGCTCAGGTCTCTTAGTCCACCACCCAAAATTGCAGTGCTTATTGGCAGCAGCCAGGGCTATGAAATTACGAGCGTGAACCAGCTTGGATATGTCACCGAATGATGAGTACCTGAAGTAAGCAGCGTTCATCCAGGGCATCTCGTCAATAGGGATGAGCTTATTAAACACCTTAAGGTTTCTCTTCATTGCATCATTGAGATTATGATAGCACACCCTATGCCTGGTGTACCAGTAGCACTTATGGCACACACTCCCCGGGTCAGCCCTCAACTCAGGGTCACACTCACACCAGAGATTGATGCTGTCAATATCCTCCAGCTTGGCTTCGTGCTTGGATATGTGTATATCAGCTGTCATTTTTCCACCTTAGCCAGGTCCTCATCTGATAGGAATACCTTGGCCTTCTCCAGTAGGAACTGGTACTTGTGGAGCTCTGACTTCAGCACATTGATATGTCTCTGTCCTGCATTGTAGTCAGTCTCGTTACGCACAAGCCCCTTGCCTAAATTGACTGTGTGCTTGTCACGCTCAGCCATTATCCTTCTGCGATACCACTGGGCTCTGCGCTCCCAGCGCTTGGCATCGGGGTCCACCTTATCATCGTGCTTGTCATCGTCAATCCTCATAGGCATAAGGCATCCGTACTCTCTTACGCCATCGTCACACTCCTCATCCTGTATCTCATAGTGAACTGGGTCAGTGCCCTTGTCAGTCAGGCCATAGATAACCCTGCGGTCCTTGGGGAAGAGGTCAGAGTTCAGCTTGATGTATCTTATGATACCCTTGGGCAAGAACATATCAGTCTTGGGCCACTTGGCATTGAACTCTTTGACTACCTCGGTACGCACAAACTCATCTGACTTTTTGAGGTAGTATCTCTGTATGTTCACCTTGTCATTCTCACCCAGCACAAAGAACTGATTAGGTGAGAGCTTAGGCAGCTCGATTAGCTTGCCATCCCAGGCTTTGGCCATCTCCTCATCGTTCGTTTCAACCAGGACATCAGCCCTGTAAAATGCCCGGCCATTACACGCCTCCACCCGGAGTATATTTGCAGTATATTTGCAGTCTCCAGGTAGATACTGGAAGTGCACACCCTGCAGGCCGTACTGGCTGGTATCATTTGATAGGTATTGTTTGAGATGTCCGCACACCTTGTGATTTAACTTAATCATTCTTGTCCTCCAAAAATGTTTTTATTATGTCCTTGAGCTCAGGCTCTAGCTTATGATCCCAGTCACTGATGACTCTCTCAAGCAGCTCTTGTGCCTTGGCCAGGCGCTGCATCTTGCGATACCTCTCAAATATCTCTTCTTTAATGCGCTCTGCCCTGGCCCCTCTGTCTACATACCTGTTGTATCTACCCATTTTTCTCCTCCTTGGCTAGCTCGGCTAGCCTGTCTATCTCTCTATTGATAGCATCTCTTACTGGCTTATTCTTCTGGTCCAGTAAAAGCGAGCTGAACTCACGGATGAGTCCTTGTATTGAGTATGAGTGCAGCCCCCAGGTATTACGGATACGCTGCATCTCAGACTGTTTGTTGTTAACATACCTTGCATCACCACCTCTTGACAAGCTATTGTTATAGCCCTTGGTCACGCACCTGGTTCCTTTCTTGCCCGGCATTTGTCCTCCTTGCTACTCACTTAGCCACCGCCAGTAGCAGGCGGTAAATAGGGGAGCTGAGCATATCCTAGGCTACACTCAGCCGTGGCACTTCGTCACTGCCACCATAACCTCAGCCCCATCCGAGCCAGTGGGAGTCGAACCCACTGGCCCAGGTTGGAGGACCTATACTATGATGCGTTTACAACTTCCCATTGGCTGGGCTCAAGACTAATTATCTTAGCTCCCAGCTTCTCTATCTCATATGCTCTGTCCGGATTCTCTATACTATGGGCCAGGTTAGTGATACCATTGGCCAGTCCATACTTGGATATGTTCCCTTCCTTAGCCATATTAGCCTCAATCTTGTCAATCTCATCAGTCAGTATGATACCAGTAAACTGCTTAGTCACGTTCTCAATGGTAGCCCGGGGCTTGGCAATCTCCTGGCCGTTAGCTATTTGCAGGCGCTCAAGCTGCTCTTTGAACACAGACTCAGACAGTGAGTGCGCTATCATATCACGCATCCTTAAGGACAAGCTCTTCATCTCTGCCTTAAGTGTATCATCACTGTAAATGTCGATATTATCCTCATCGATCCTCTTACCAGCGTGCATCTGCCGTAATATAGACTGTCCTATCATACCATTAGAACATACCAGTCTCCAGATGAGTGACTTGATGTCAACAGCACCGGCTCCAACCTCACTGTTAGTGAGGATGATACCAGCCTGCACAGGGTCACCGACTTTGACATCACCCTCATATCTCTTGGATGAGATTTGCAGGTATAACCTGCGGTCAGACAGCACGTTAGCCCTGACTTGGATGTCATTGCTAATTGGCTGAACAGCAGGTAAGAACGCGTTCATCACAAACATATTGTCAATAGGCCTGAACCTGTCAGATAACAAGGCCCGGGCAGTATTGTCTAATGTCCTGACAAAATGCTTACGGTCTGGGTTCGCTCCGTTAAGAGCGTTCACAGAGTATGCTCTTAAGCCAGGCACATTACCAATATCATCGTAATATCTCTTAGGTATTCCGAACTTGGATGCCACCTGGGAGTGAGCGTGGGAGTTCAGGCCAAAGTTTCCAATGCCATCTAACTCCAGGGTATTATCATCTGCTAACCTTATGTCAGCAGCAGGGGCCAAGTAGTCAGCTTTGCTGGCCTCTTGCCTCTCTATTTCAGCGGTAAGTTCGCTGAGACTATTGTATTGTGTTTTCATATTTTGTCCTCCTTTCTTTCCTTCTCTCACGCCTGGCGATATGAGCATTGATACAGTTAGCTCTCCAGCTCTCATTGGCGTGTTTGCAGGGTGTGTTAAGATACTTTAAAGGCACATCATTATAATATGGGCCCATATCTTCGCTCATTGTCTTTATCATCAGCTGGCCTTGGGATATGAACCATTTGCATACGATGATAATGCCCAGAGCATCTGGCTTATATCCATCATCACCAATGCAGTCCTCAGTCACTATACCCACGGCATAGCCGAAGCGCACTGATAGCTGGGAGAGTTGAGTCTCCTCCTTTATCCTCTCCTTAATCTGCCTCATTGTAGGCTTATTGCCTATGTATTTGCCCCAGTATCCCATCTTAGTCCTCCTTAGTAGCCAGCGCAGGCCCAGCAGGAGCTGTCCCCTTGCTACAAGGAGACAGGAAGTTGACCTCCCTGCCCTCAAGATATACCCTACTTCTCTTGCCACCGGACTCTGTCCTGTACTCCAGCTTGCGTAGCATACCAGATACCAGCACACGCTTGCCCTTCTTAAGGTACTTGGCGCAGGTCTCGGCCAGCTTATCATAGCAGGTCACCTCAAAGAAGCTGGTCTCATCGTGCTTAGTACCATCGGTGCTTGTGTATTGCCTGTTTGTGCCAATATTAAAGGCACATTGATAGCTGCCATTGGCATACTTCTGCAGAACAGGGTCATTTACCAGGTTACCCTCTAACATTGTGAAATTAAAGTTATTCATTGTTGTCCTCCTAGCATACCACAATGCCACGCCTACTGCAAATCTCAGTCAGCTTGTCAGTGAGCGCAGTCACATACCAGCTCTTCTTATACCAAATGTCCTTGATTAAAGGGTCATTTCTCTTTATCCGCAAGGCTTTGCAAAGAGCAAAGAGAGTGGCCATCCGCTCCAGGTCATGGCGATATCCACACTTAGTCTCTCGCCTAGAGATATTAAGTGCTGGGTCTTTGTGATGATAATTATTCATAATGTCCTCCAACATATGTTATTTGGCGCTCATTCGCGCTCGCATTATCGGCAATTTTTGCGATTTTCGCGGCAATGCCTTATACCCTTACTCTTCACACACACTAAAATATTATAGGGCTCTAAGTAATTCTTGCAATCATTATGTGTTCGATGAGTAATCTGTATTAAATGTTTATGTAAAAATGCCATAGAAAGTAATTAAATATTATATTTTTCTTATTTTTGTTTAGAAAATTACTGGGTATATAGATTAGGGTATGGTGTGTGAAGAGTTAGCGATACATTTTTCGCATTTTTTAAAGATTCTTTGGCAAGGGAGAATTGCTTATGCATATTGTGCCTTGGATGAGGGGGTATCATAGCATACCTCTTTGTCTATTAGCAAAAGGCCAAAAAAAAAGGGCCCCTAAGGGCCCTTGTATTGGCTTATTTTAAGCGGTAATTATTCTTTGCTTGCCAGTTCACTAGCATGCTCATTGATAAATGATTTAATCTCTTCAGACTGGGCAAGTAGCTTGTCCCACTGGCTAGCGTACAAAGTCACTGGGAATCTGCCTAATCCATAAACTGAGACAGCGCCTTTTTGGCTAACTTTAATAAGGTTACCCTTCTGGGCTTGTCTGCGCTTATATTCTCTAAGCTCATCAAGCTCTTTTCTTTCTTCTTCGGTAAGTTGATTGTTGTTTACTTTTGTTATTGACATATTGTCCTCCAAATTGTGTTTGCATACTCGGAAAAAAATGCGATTTTGCATCCCATACTGTACATCCTGTGACATGGTAATTACCATACCCCCTATGCCAAGTCTAACAGCGCGCGCGCGTGTGCGAAGAGTACTATGCCCATCCGTCCATCACAAATAACCACCAGCCATTTCGCATTTATCATAATTTTTCATAATTTTTCACACTTGACTTCTCCCCTAAATTAATCTATAATTGACATCATACTTGTTTGACTGGGGCCCCAGGATTCTGCATTAGGGGCCCCAGTCAAGTTGGGGAGGGGTTATGTCGGATTTCAGTTTTCCAGAACAATTTTTAAGAGATATAGTTGATAAGGCAAATGACCTTACACCAGATGAAGAGGGCAACATTAAAATCCCAGTTAAGTTTAAAGACCAGGAGTTTGATATTGAGCTTCACGAAGGTTCACTTCACCCTGATGCAGTAGCCAATGCCATTAAAGAGAAGCTCGATGAAATGGGTAAGACCCAAGAGGACATTGGCGATGACGAACCGTCACTAGGTCGCGAGAAAGTGCTCTCGCAACTAGGGGCAACTGATGCTATTACTATAGCAATATCTTTACCAGGAGGACATAAAGATGGCAACAAATGATATTATGATGGTGGCAAAAGGCAAGAGAAAATTTAAATCTCTTAATGCTGACCAGGCTAGAATGGTGATGGAGATGATGGAGGACCTTAGCGCTAAAATAAAAATACTACAAGCCAAAACAGCTAAGGCAGACCTTACGCCTAAAGAGGCAGCTAAGGAGGAGGCTAAAATGAAGGTCTTATTTGACCAGCATTTAAACTTACAAAGGCAGCTTAATCCACAGGCTCTTGCTGAGCTTTTAAAGAGTTCTGACATGTCTACGGTGAGACTTGGCCAGGAGGCCCTGGAGGTTAAGCAAATGACTCCGGGTGCTGTGACCCCTAAAGAGGATGCTCAAAAAAGGGTACTGGCACAACTCACTGGAGAGGCCCAGGCAACAGCCCTTTCTAATATTCAATCAACAGGTGGGGTAAGGACAGTAAAACCTCAGCCTGCAGGTGGTGGATTTATTGATACTTTAAAGCGTATTTTGGGGCCTAAGAGAAAGACCCCGGAGCCCACTCAAGAGCAGTAATGGCAGAAAAACAAAAAGCGCTTCCTGACGAGGTATCCTGGACTCCAGAAGATGAGAGGGATGCCAACAAGTGTTTTCAGATATATGGTGAGTATGTAAAGAAAAGAAAGACTGTGACACACCTGGCGGTTAAGCATTTTGAGACCGCCCAGATAATACGGAACAGGATAAAATGGGCTGCGCTGGTTCTTAAGGAAGAGACCGGTGATACTGAGGTTGTCAAACAGATGGCTGATACTGCTCTCATTGACCATATATGTGAGCTGGATACTCTTATTGATGAGTATAAAGAGCAAATCAAGGCCCGGAAGAAAGCACTCAAAAATATGGAGCCGGGCGATAATCCTACACTACCTAAGCTCCCATCTATGCGAGACTATACAGGACTTCTAAGGGAGAAAAGACTTGCTCTTATGGACCTGGCGCGTATTCGTGGGGTACTTGACCTAAAAGGAAGTATGACTGGCGGTAGTCCTAAGATTAATATATATCTGCCTGGGGGCCTAAATAGGGGCCAGGGCACAGAGTCCGTAATTGAAGAGGTCAAAAATACCAAACAAATTGAGAAGAAATAAAATACTAGCAGGTAGCTTCTCTGATGAGTTCGTAAAGCTTATGGAGAACAGGGTAATAGCATCAAGCTATAAGTATGGTGATTTGGGGGATGCAAAACGAGACTTAAGGACCCCCAGGGATGAGCTTAAAAATGCGAGATATAGACTTAAATTATATGAGAGAACCGGTAATTCGGAATATCTGGTGGATGCTGCCAATTTTCTTATGTTTGAGTTTATGGAGATGAAGGGCCATTTTTTGGCTACAGACGGAAATATCGACAGTAAGATAGTGTAATGGACATTAATCTATCCTACTACTCTCCAATCAACCAGGAGCAGAAGGAGTTCCACGCCAGCAGGGCTAAGCATAAACTCCTTATGGGGGGCTTTGGTTCCGGTAAGACATACCCCTCACTTCACGAATCTATATTCCACTGTATTGACAATCCCGGGCACCAGTATTATATGTTTAAGAATACCTGGGATTTTGTGGAGGAGCACCTGGAGGAGGATACTAAGCGTATCTGTGATGACTGCGGTCTTACCAAGAGCTGGAGTGCTGAGAAGCATAACCTCACACTGTACAATGACTGCGTTATAAAGTTCAGACCCCTCACGCTGGGGAAGAAAAAGTTTAAGGGGATTAACTGCTGCGGATTTTTTGTAGATGACCCGGATGTGGCCAAATATTCTGAGCTTATTGCCTTTCTGTTTTCCAGGCTGCGTAATACTCCTCACGCCAAAGCTAAGAGATTTCAGACTATTATCACCGCTAACCTGGAGGGCCGGGATTGGCTGTATCTTACGTATATGAAGAACAAGCTTACCGGGCAGGATAGGCCAGCTGGTGGGGATGATAAGTTCGCATACTGGATATGCCCCACTGACCATAACCCTACTTTGCCAGCTAATTTCATATCTGACCTGGAGGAGATGCACTCTAAAGAGTGGATGGACCGCTATGTCTGGTGTAAAATGGACTCATTTATTGGCCGTATTTACCCCTCTTTTGACCGGGGCCTGCATAATATGAGCCGGGAGGAGATGGAGAAAAAGCCGATGTTTCACCGGACCCTGGCGCTTGATGTCGGTATTACCCACGCGACAGCGTACCTGGATATGTTCACTGATGGGGAGGCTATATACGTTATTAAGGAGTTCTACGAGAAGGGGTTAATTGCTCCTCAGGTAGGCCAGCAAATCGTGGATGAGCGTAGTAAAACTATCTTCCAGTCTATGGTAATTGACCCTGCTTCTGCAAAAACAGACCAGACCTCTGGTACAAGTGTTCGTTCCATGCTCTGGGATGACTTCAGACTTAATTTTATATCGGCTACAAATGATGTAAATCCGGGCATTTTGATATGCCAGGACCTCATAAAACCGGCTAAAGGGGCTCCAAAAGTCTATATTAACCTGGCTGAGTGCCCTCATCTGGTGGATGAGCTTGAGATATACCGGTGGAAGGAACCTCCGGATATGGATACTGACTATATGGAGTATAAGCCTGAGCCGGTTAAAAAGAGGGATGATACCTGTGATGCGTTCAGGTACGGATGCCAGCAGCTTCGTAGATATATGCATAGAAAGCATGAGGATATACAGAATAATCTGGATGAGGAGCGTAAGAGAAGGTGGATGTTGCGCTTTGAGAAGTTGCCGATGTACCAGAAAAACCAGGCTCTTGCAGCTAAACACGCACAAAAAATTGATGACCAGGTAGACGGTGACCTTTATAAGCGCCTGGGGTATCCGAGACTGGCCAAAATGGCAAAAAGGGGTTATTACAAAAAAAAAGGCAGGCACTTGATTTCTGGGCTATTTTAGTGTATTATTGAGGTTAATGGGGGGGAGTATTGGCTGAGTTAAAACTCACTGATGAACAAAAGGAAGAAGTACAAGTATTCCTTATCGAAAGATTTAATTATTTAAAAGAACTGCGCTCTGAGCTTGACACGGAGATAAAAAAAGAGGTCGATATCTATAATGATATTGACGAACTGGTACGTGGCAAGGAAGAGCACGAAGAGCAGTACACTATCCCCTACGTCTACACTATTATAAATACCATCGTAGCTAGAGTTCAGAAGAGTCTTTTTGGTAAAGCCAACTTTGTCAAGCTCCATATGGAGAAGGATGAGTGGCTTGAGTATCAGAAGCAGATGACATTTTGGATGCAGAACCTTCTTGACAGACTTAAGCTTAAAAAACGTTCGCGTGATTTTATTGAAGATGCCTGTGTGAAGCGCCTTTCCTGGTTACAGCTAAGACCAGTTGGTAATCAAGAGTTAAAACAAAAACTTCATATTGAGTTTGATGCTTTAGATTTTTTTGATGTATGGTTCGATACCAAGGCCAGGTCTGTAATGGACTCGGATTTTTTTGTACGTAAGGTACAAAAACTCTGGAAGGTCAGAAGTAATGAAACTTATTTTGATACTGAGGAACTTGCTGATTTCGAGGGCCAAGATGATGATCACCAAAAAAGAAAGGATGCTTATTCTGCTATACACTCCACTCAGGACCTTTTACCTGGGTATAAGGAGTTTGAGGTCAAGAATAATGCTACTGATGAGGTTGAACTTCTTGAGTGGTATGGCGAATATGACCTTTCTGGGATGGACCTTGCTGACCCTAATTATAAACCTGATTTTAAAGAAGTTATTTTTACCCTTGGAAACAGAGAACGTTTAATAAGAGCCGAGATAAATGATATACCTACCAGGCGCAAGAGACTCCTCTTCCCAATGAGAGTTCTTCGTCAGTCGAACTCACTTGTAGGTAAGGGTATATCTCAGCTTACCAGGGGGATGGCTCAAGAGAATAATGAGATACGTTCTCTTAGGCTGCAAAACCTTAAGACATTAGTTAAGCTGCTTTGGAAATATGACAGGACAGCTAATATTGACCTGGAAGAACTGTTTGCTGGAGAGGGAAATGCGGTAGGATATGATGGCCTTATGAATAAGGATGCAGTCAGCCTGCTGCCGGTTCCTAATCTTATCCGAGAAACATCCCTTATGATTCAAGATGGGATGCAGGATATGCAGCAAACTACCGGTGCAGTGGATCATGTTATGGGAACAAGCGCTGCCCGGGGCATTGCTGATACTGCTACAGGTACTCAGACTATTACTGAACAGGCAATGTTCAAGTTTTCTATGATGGCTGACAATATCTATGATGATCTCCTGGAGTTCATTAATTTTGTTGCCATACTTCATCTTCTTTATGCCAGGGAGGCAAATGAACTTGCTCATCCAGACCTGGCTGTAGCCTTTTTAAACTTACTTCCCGAAGAGTTGGAAGATACTCCTTTTTATGATATTGAACTTATGGATGTTTCTGCCAGGAGAGATTTAGAGCAGCATCAATGGTCAAATATGATTGGTATAATTGCTCCACTTGTCCAGCAGGCTGGCGGTAATGTAAGTGAACTTCTTAGCCAGTTTATGGATGTATTTCAAGTGCCTAATAAAGATAAGATATTACAACCGGAAAGCCCCCAGGCTATTGCTGCTAAGCTACTTCAAAATCCTGCACTTGGCCAGGCTGTCCAGGCTATACTTGCTAGAGCCGGTGCTGAAGCTGCTGGCGGTGGTGGTGGCGGTGGTCAAAGAGGACAGACTCCAGGCGTACCAGCTGGTGGCTCTCCACAAGAACAAGCAGGGAATACTAATTTACCAATATGAGAAGCGGAAAAGTAAAGTTATCTAATCAAGAAATTAGGGAGCTCCAGGTATTACAGGAGCATCCTGGTTGGAGTGTTTTCTTGAAACATATTAATGGACTTATTGAGGAGTCGAACCGCCTCAGTCAGATTCCAAATGCCGTAGGCACACCGGATACTGAGGTCTTATTTGCGGTTCGTGTGGCCCAGGCCCGGGTCTCAGTTTATAATGGGCTAATTGGCTTTATGAATGAAGTAAAAATTAAAGCAAAAAACACACAGGAGGAAAATGATGGGTGATTTTTTACAACCGGAAGTTGGCGCTGAAGCTCCAATTGAAGATGTCGGATTGGGCGCTGAGCCTGGCCTGGAAGTAGAGGGTCCTTTGGGATCAAAACTCACACTTACAGCTGACGATATTCCAGAACTTTCAGATTTACAGCCTGGTGATACCATCAGTTTTACAGTTGATGATATTACAGAAGATGGCAATTATGCACTTACTGTGGCACCAGCTGAAATAGACGAACCGTTGCCTGAAGAACTGCCTGCGGAAGAGCCTGTCCCGGGCGGTCAAGCTGCGGTATTAGACCAATTAGGCGCACTTTAAAATATCAAGGAGCAAGCAAAAATGGGTAATCCACTTCAAACGCAACAAACAGACGAAAGTCCTTTCAGTTTTCTGACTAATGAGGATACTAAACCGACTAATTCATCAGTAGATGATACTGATGCAGCAAGCCAAGACGGCCAGTCCGATCAGGGTGGTGCTGGAGATGAGTCAAAACCAGTTACTCTTACGCAGAAGCAATACCAGGACTTAATGGCCAAAGTCGAAAAAGTTTCTTCTACTCCAGGGATGGATGATGAGAAGATGAGACAAGTTATGGAGAACAATAAAATTGTTGATGCTATTAAGCAGGCAGTCTTACCTAACGAGGGTGAGATTAAAGCTGCTGAGAGGCGTAAACTAGAAGAAGAGTTTGACCAGAAGCCAGTCGATTTTATGAAGCAGACAATCCGCGAAGAACTTAAGAGCCTGGAAGAACGCCAGACCAAGAGCGAGATTAAAGCTTTTGCTAATGAGGTAATGATGAATATTGATAAGGAATATAAGGTTAACTGGGATAAAGATGGCACTAAGGTAGCAGCCGAACTTGCCCTTATGGACCCAGCCTTTAAACAGAGAGACCCCAAGGGCGCAACACTTAAAGCTATGCAGCTTGCTGGTGTTGGTGAAAAACGCCCGGAGCCTATCAACTTTCCTTACACTGAGCCTTCAAATTACTCAGCTACGCAAAGACAGAAAGCTATGGATACTGAGGCCGAAGCTTATAAGAAATCTGTTTTTGGGTATGCAGAAAAAATGACGAGAAGTCCTCTAGCAGGATTTTTAGGCAAATAAAGATTTTTCCTCAGTGTATATTTTTTACTAAGAGCTGGCAAAAAATATATAACTAGGAGCCAAAAATGGCAAAATTTTCATACGATAGTCAGTCGGGCCTCCAGGGCGTGACTGCTTATTATCGAGATGGCAATGTAGTTCTCACAGAGGACCATCGCCTCAATATCGCTATCGAAGCTGATATTGCATACCTGGACATTGACAAGGCAATGCTTCTCTTGTTAATGAATAAGACCAAGAAAAAAGGTGTTGGTCGAATGAAGCACTCCTGGCTAACCCAGGAACGAAAAGCGGATTTTATTGCTAATGAAGCTATCGGTGGCGCGTGGGATACTTCTCCCGGTGCAGCTGCTGGTACTTTTGAGGTACACGCTGATAATGTTCACCTCTTCTCTGAGGGTGACATTGTTATGATTCCGCAATTCGACACCACCAGGACATTTTATATTACAGCTGTAAACCAGACTACAGGTCTTATAGACGCTGTGACAGTTGACGGTAATGCTGCCAATTTGTCTGATGCAGGCTATGACAGTGCTGAAATATTTCTGATGTCTAACTCATTTGAAGAAGGTTCCGGTGTAGGTACCATCAAGTCTGAACAGCCCACAGAAGTTTATAACTATGTGCAGATTTGTCAGACTCCTATCGGTGTTACCCAGACTACAATGCACCTGGATTTCAAAGCTCAAGACGAACTTGCTAAGCAGCGTTTTGAGTCTGGTGTAGACCACGCTTTTAAAATGGAAAAGCAGCTTTTCTTTGGTGAGCCCAAGGAGCAGCTTACTGGTCTTATGAACGGACAGTTCAGGCAATGGTTTTCAGGTGGAGCTAATCACTACATCTCTACCAATGCTGATACCCAGTCCGAGCTCACTCAGTCTGAGTTTAACTCCTGGCTGATTGATGCAACCCGATACGCAAAAACTTCAATGATTTTTAGCGGTGCTATTATCTTTGAAGCTCTCACCGAATGGGCAGAAACTAAACTTGAGCTGACCAGAAACGAGACTACTCTCGGCATGGCAGTTACTAAGTATATGACTCCTTACGGTGATATTGTCGGTCTTACTCCCCACAGGGAGCTCCTCACAGGTACCTACCTGGGTGGCATGGCGTTCTGCCTTGACCTCACTGACCTTGAATACAGATACCTTAATGGTCTGGATACTCACGTTGCTGTCGATGTTCAAGCTAATGGACTGAAACAGAAAATTGATGAGTACAGGACTTGGTTTTCTATGAAACTTGGCCAAGAGAAAAAGCATGGCGTTCTTGACGGAGTAACTTCTATCGGCACTAGCTGATTGTTTTGCAAGCTCTTTGTGAAATTGATAGCCGGGGGGCAACCCCTGGCTGTCTTTTATTAAATTATTACAGGAGATAATATGCCAAAGAAAAAAGTTAAAAAGGAAAAGCCTATTTTTGGTGCATCTATAGGAGTAGATGATGAAGATGTTTTTGATGGAGACCCTAAAGATGAGCAAATTGAGCCAGTTAATCTTGAGGATGAGCTCAATAAAGTTGGTGGGGCCAGTACTAAAGGCGGTACTAATGTCTTAGGTTTTGGTAATAAAGTTAAACGTACTGACAAAGAAGAGGAGCTCCCAGAGGTAAAACCTGCGACTGATGTCAGGGTTTTTTATTCTAAGCGCAAAGGACAGCGCATAGGCATCCAGCCTAAAAGTTTTAGATGGGAAGGGAAAAGGAAAATCCTTGAGCAGCGCGGTCATGCTATTAAGTTTAATAATGGGCGATATATTGTCCAGATGCTTCCAGGTGAAGCTCATGAGGATTTTGAAGTGCGTAAGAAGATTGAGGAAGATTTCCTTGATAAGTTTATGAAGCGTTACCCTGGTAAAGTGTTTTCCGTTGACCCGGAACACAGTAAAATTGTCAAACAGGTTCGTGAATTACAAGCCAAAGAGAGGGCCATTCTTGCTGGTGAGCAGATTAAGCGTAGCCAGGGTGCCCAAGGACCAGTAGGAGCTAGTTGATATTATGACTTTCCTGGAGTTTATCGAAGAGATAGAGACCTATATCAAGCTGCCTAATAATGCAACTATTAGGCCCCAGCTTAAAATAACTATTAACCAAGTTATTACTGAGTTCGCCCAGTTTAGGGAGTGGCTTAGGCTTCAAACTATTTTTGAGTTTACTACAGGGAAGTCCTTTTCTATTGCAGCAGTTGACCATGTTTCTAATAATGTTATTGGCATTGCTGGAGACAAGGTGTTCAAACTTAAGGCCGGTGATACTATTACAATAAGTGGCTCGACAGCCAACAATGGTGATTATACCATAGCCACTGCACCGACATATATAGATACTGCTACGATTTTTGATATTATAGCCGTTGATGATTCTGGTGAGACTTTCACAATCAATGGTGATCATACTACCAAGTTTATGGATGGTGATACATTTGTAGTCTCAGGCTCTACTGGGAATGACGGAACTTATACTGTAAGTGGCAATTCGGTGTTGACAGGAGGAACTACTGTCATAACAGTGACTGGAGATATTACAGATGCTACTGTGGATGGGCAAATAACATCAGTGCCCTCTCTCAATACTGTTATTATTTTAACTGAATCACTTACTGATAGCACAGTGGATGGCACTGTGACCTCTGAGCATGAGGATTACGGTATGCCATCAGATAATGTGAATGAGATTGGACTTTATGATAGCGCTGGTAGCAGAGTTGATAAAGTCTCTTACAGGGAGTACCTGCAATCTTCAAGTTCGGTATGGGCGAATCTCGGTGATAGGATATATATTGCTGGGGAAGATTCTACATACACATTTTTATATATTTCAAGAGGGAATACACTAACTGACGATGATGATGAGAGCAACGTGCTAGATCATTACAAGGATATTGTAAAGCAGTGGGTTTTATATAAGTTCTATATCTGGTATGGAGCAGATGAATCCGCAGCCAAGGAAGAGATACTTCTTAAAAATCAAATACAAATATTAAAAGCTAATGAATCTAGGATGGGAAAAAATGGGCGTCACTTCAGGGTTGGTTTTCATAACAGAACATGAAGTACAAACGTTTTTCATCCTTTCTTAAAGGGATTTTTAAACAGGAAGATGTTGCTACCCGAATTGCGGATGAATCTCTGCTCAGACTTAGGAATATGGACCCCGATATTTCGGGGCGCTTAGAGAGGAGACTTGGATATGACCATTGGTCTGATCTTGAGGATAGTAATTCTATTACTTCCTCTAATTCACAGCCTGTCGTAGACAGTGCTCTTACTGATTTTTCTAACAAAGTTCAGGGCCTTTATCATTTTGTTGATTTAGCTGGTGTGCAGTATGTTTTTGCTGTGGCCAATAAAAAGGTTTATGCCGAAGTCAAGGATGGCCCAGACAAGGTATGGGTCCTTCTTAATCCCACTACTACAACCGAACTCATTGAGACCAGCAGACATATTAAAATGGTCTCTTACCTGGATACAGTATTTATTAATGACCTTGAGCACAATGTCTATATGTATAGTTCCCAGCAATTTGGTGCTGGTGGCTGGGTCATATCTGGTAATAGATTTGTATTTTTTGCTGGAGCCACAATATTCATACGCTCTTACACTGATTTCTCTGATTTATCGGAAGATATTGTAATTGAAGATGTAGCTGCCAATCTTAGTGGTAAGGCTATTTATGACAGTCTTATAGCTATTAATTTTGATAATGAAGTGACTGTTCCAGGGCAGCTCAATTTTGGGTATTGTGTGCGTATTGGTAATGCCACTGTTGGCTATACTTATTTTGTACTCAGCAATGGCAAAAATGAAGCAGCAAATGATGAGTGTTATATTGTCAAGTTTAATGACAGGTTTATAGCCCAGGATTATGTGGCCCTGACAATGGCTACGGCTGGTGAAGTTATTAGTTTTGGCACTTATAATGATGAGATTTATATTTGGTGCCAGGATGGCAGGATTGAGGTCTTAGATACCTCTCTTGCTAATACTCCGATAACCACTGGTGATATTGCCGACATGGTGGCTCCGGTCAATGTATCTAGTAAAAGTCAATATTCCCTGGATGTGGATAGTTCTGGGATTTATTTATACACTGAAGAGATACCTAGCGAGAGTGACTGGAGGCAGCCCAAGTTTTCAGTCGATTATCCTGAGATGAATCTTAACACAAAGTATGTTGAGACTACGGATTTAAACAATCTCGATTCCGCAGTGCCAGGCACCACAGGTAATTTGGTGGATAAGGCTGTCCATTATGATGGGCATATCTGGCTTCATAACACAACTTTGGCAGCTTCTTATATTACTAAATTAAATGAGGATGATTTAACTTCTGATTTAGAGCTCGATATATCCAGCATACACACATCATCTTCACGTGGTGGCGTAGCAGCAGGCGGTGTTGCCTGGTTTGCCACAGTAAGGCATTTGATTGCAGTTGATATGGATGACGGTACTTGGGATTCTATCAGTATTCTTGACTATTTGCCAGCACCTTATAATTCAACTTCTTTTTTAACAACAAATGATGCCCTTGCCTATGATGGTACTAACTTATGGGCGTTTGTGCAGGGGCGAGACCCTACATATACAGCAAATGACAAACTTTTTTGGTTAAAAATTGACCCCGACACTGGCACACTTTTGGATAGACTTGAGCATGAGCAGTCTGTTTCCGTCAATCCTAATTATATATCCGTTGAAGACTCTTTTATGTTTTATAATGACAATTTGTGGGTTGGTGGTAACATTTACCGTCAGTCTTTTGGTAGTGCTACTGATGCTTTTATAAAAATATCAACTGTAGATGGAAGTATAATTGGATGGGCTGACCTGGGCGTTACAACTGCTGCCCTTTGGACTATGGCTGGTGTAGATGGTCTGGTCTTTGGCACTGATGTTATTACAGATAAGGTATATAAGGCTAACGCATCCACACTAGTTGTTGGTACTGCAATTGACCTTAGTGCCAGTGGTGAGAATCCTGTTAAGTGTTGGGCTAGAAATGATAAGTTATGGGTTTATTGTAACTCATCTGACAAACTTTATCGCTATAATCCTTCTGATAATGTTGAGCTAAACTCTTTCAGTATTACCCAGGATGTTCAGAGTATGATATTTAAGGATGTCTACCATTGGGTTTTCGGTCAAACAAAAATTGGTTTTCTTATTGGGCCTAGCCATTTTCTTTTTGATAGTACTGAGGATAGCACATATTTTACATCTGTAACTGTATCAAAATACCCGATACTTGTCGGTCTTGATTTTAGTGGTAATTTTTTAACTAGAGAAATCGGTTTTTTTACCTGGAAGTTTATGCTTATTCTAAATGAGCTTCTTACGGATTTAGCTAATTTAGCTCCTGTACAAATTGGTGATGAGAGTATTTATTATGGAGCTGAGACCGACAACGCATCAGACGATGGCATATATGTGAAACTCAATCTTGCTGATTTTGACACTGTCGAAGAAGCCAACACATTGGATTCTGACAGCAGGCTGCTTATACAGGGCGATTCTCAGGATAGATTTTGGCTACACAAAGAGATTGGTGGAGTTGATTATTACAGGTCCAGCACTAATTGGTTATGGAGTAGTGGTATAAATGAGCAGAGTGATGCAGATGTCCAGAATATTCCAACATATAATTCTAATCTTCTTTTTCATATTCTCAAACAGATACAGGATATTTCCATAACAGAGATTGACCAGATTAAGCCACTTGGCACACCTAAAACTCCGCCTGTTACTATGGATAATGATGATTTAGGTACTCCATCTGATCTTGAAAAAGGTACTGTTCTTAAGTATTACACAGCTTTTAAGTTCTTGGATGATAGTACGACTGATTTGTCTCCTGCTTCTGAAGAGATAACTATTCCAGATTTGGGCGCAGACCCCCAGGATGTGAAGCTTATTATATCTGACCTTGACCTTTTAAGTGCAACTGGAGTACAGCTTTATGCAACGTCAACCATAAGTGAGATTGAGGTGTATCGGGCTCAGAAAGACCCTAATTTTCAGACTGTGGGCTCTTTTGATCAGTCTACTGATATTGTTAATTTAACTGGACATGGATTTTCTGATGATGATGTTGTTCAGTTTGTCACAGATAATGCTCTTCCAGCTGAAATATCAGCCAGGACAGATTATTATGTTGTAAGCTCAGCTGCCAATACTTTTCAAATATCAACTACCCAAGGTGGCTCAGCACTTAATTTTACTGATAATGGCACTGGGCCAAATTACGTAAATAAGCCATCAGCTAATGCTTTTACAGAGCCAGTATTCCTGGCTAAAATGGAGAAGGATGACGATGACTTGTGGTTTTATAATCCTGCTGTAAAGCCTTATGCTGAAAATGTATATGAGGATAACCAACAGACCTTGACTTATAATCCGTTTACCAGGGGAAATATTGCAGAATATCCTTGTAAAGACCTGGTAGTTCATAAGAACCGACTGGTCCTGGTAAATAAAACAAATGAAATTAACTCAAATGTCCTGCACTATTCTGACCTGGATAATGCCGAAGCCCTGCCTCCCTCTAATCTAAGAGCGATTGAGTCCGGGGATGGTGATAGTCTTGTCGGAGGTATTTCAGTCAAGGACTATTTGTTTCTTTTTAAAGAGTCCAGGATTTATGGTATTTTGGGTGATGTGCCAACTGGCCAGCTAATTGATGTTTCGCTTAAGATTGGTACGCCTTATGCCAGGACAATAACAGCCTATAATGATGTAGTTTATTTTATGAATAAAGCCGGTATTTTCCAAGCCAGGGGCCCTCACGTTGAGATGGTCAGGACCGGCTCACTTGAGGATTTGTTTGATACAAATAATGATGAGTCTATTGATTTTGATAATTGTATTGATAATGCCTTTTCTTATGTTGATAAAGATAACCAGGAGATTCTTTTCTACGTACCTAAGAAAATAGCAGGAGCAGCTCAGACTACTAATAATTGGACTATCGTCTATGATGTCCAGAAGAACTTCTTTAAAGAGCGCTCATATAATGACCCTATTTTCCATAGAATTGAGGCCAAAGATGTTATCTCTAAGGATAATATTGAGCTCAAGACTGACTATTCCGGGCTCATTTATAAAGTTAGCTCCAGCCTAAATGACAATGGCAATGCCATAACTTACACAATTTGGACAAAAGCCTTTAACGTTGACAATGATTTACTGCGCAAGATATATAAGGTTATTAAGGTTTTTGGTGAAAATACTGATGATTTCACAGTGACACTTGATATTGATGGTGTGGAGACTGTAGCTGAAATGACTCATAGAGATGTCGGGCCCCAGGAAGAATCTGTTGGTGTAATTTTAGGACCGGCTTTTGCTAATAGAATTATTGTTAAACTTACTGGTGGAGCTGTAGACCAGGAAGCTATCTCTATTGATGAAATACTACTAGGCTTTGAGTTCTTAAGAGGATTTGAGAAATGACAATATCAGATGAAGAACTTGAGTTGACCTTTCATAAAGATGCTGACACCATTAATTTAGACATCCTCAGGCGAGCATTTACCAAGCTGCGCCAGGAGCTTATTACTGAGTTTGCATCTGTACAGACTACGCTAAGTGCAGCTGATAATGTATTTTTTGTGGTGCTTGCATCTCCAGATACTACGCTTTGGAAAGTTGGCGTAAGAGATAGTGGCGCTCTTTATACTCAGGTTGCCACCAGGGGGCCTGCGGTATCCTTATTTATAGAGTCTCCAGATTCTAATGTCTGGGAGATAACTATAGACAATGACGGCAGGCTCGCTACTACAGATACTGGCACCCTGGCCGAAGATTTACTTTTATCATCTGTTAATAATGTGACTTATTTAATTGCAGCAGATGATGATGGCAGAATAACTACGACTTTACAGGAGGCAGCATAATGGCTGACCATATTATAAAAGCTGACTGGAACGTACAACACGCAATTTTAGCATCTGTGGCAGCAGCGGATACACCGGTTGTAGTGGCCTTGGCTGCTAATCAACTTATAGGTAGAGTGGGGTCTGCTAATATAGGAGCTCTCTCGGCTGCAAATGTTAGGACTATTATTAATGTTGCTGATGGCGCAGATGTCACAGGGGCTAATGCTCCCCAGGCACATAACTTAGCTGGTGCTGAGCATAATGCCGATACCCTGGCTAATCTTAATTCTAAAGTCTCAGATGCTACACTGATTGATACTGGTGACTCCAGGCTCTCAGACGCCAGGACTCCTACTGCTCACAATCTGGGCGGAGCCGAGCACAGTGCAGACACCCTGGCTAATCTTAATGCCAAGGTCAGTGATGCTACATTAGATGATAGCTCAGACCCAAGAACCCCTTCTGCTCATACTATTGCTTCTCACAGTGATACAACTGCTACTGGAGCAGAACTTGAAGAACTTACTGATGGCAGTGAGACTACACTTCATAGCCATGCTGGCGGTGGCGGTGCGAGGGGTACAGTATCCGCAAAGTCAGCAAATTATACTATCACTGATGGTGATGGAATAGAGGTTATTTTAATGACTGCTGGTGCTACTGATAAAACAGTAACATTACCAACAGCAGCAGATAATACAAATAGAGTTATTGAAGTTTTTATGGTTGATTCTGGTGTCGGTAATACAGTAATTGATGGGGAAGATGCTGAGACTATAGATGGACTTGCAACAGTAACATTAGTAACTCAATATGAAGGACTAAGAGTTAGGTGTGACGGTACAAGCTGGAAAATAACTTTTTGGTATAATAGAAACACTGCTAGGGCAAGTGCTACGTTGTCAGGAGTGCAGTCTGTTTCTGCAGGTGCATTTGAGGTGGTAGAGTTTAATTCAGAAATATTTGATATATATAGTGAATACACCACATCATCACCATGGACATTTACTGCTTCAGAAGCTGGATTTTATAATATAGCTGTTGGTGCATATTTTGCCGCTTATGCAGATGCTAAATATATTGAGATATATATTAGAAAAAATGCTGTTTCAGTGGTTACAGCTACAAACACAACATCTTCATCAGCATCTTATCAGACAAATTATATATCAACTATTTTAGAACTTGCTAAAAATGATACAATAGATTTCAGAGCATATAATGGTGATACTGTCGCTCGTAATTTAGCAGCTAATAATACAAGATTTTCAATTAGTAAGGTAGGTTAATATGACAAATTATTTAAAAGCTATTGAGGTGTATGTAGGAAGGGAAGTAGATTTCCATCCTGTCAGTGGTGAGGTATTATTACAAAATGATGGTGCAGGTGTTTATATCGCAAGGTGGGATATTATATCGCCAACAGAGCCAACATTAGCATATCTTGATACTTTATGGAGTGATTTAGATGATGCAAAGGTGGTTAAAAAAACTGCTATAGATGCTAAAACTGAACAGCTTATTTATAATGGTTTTACTTATGATTCAAAAGAGTTTTCTTTAAGTGATCACAGCCAATCAAACTGGAACAGCTTATACACCAGGTTAAATGCTGGAAAAATATTACCTGGAGAATGGCCTTTAAATGTACCAACTAAAAATGATGAAGCTTATGGTATTGCTGATGCTGCTACTTTAGAAGCTATGTACCAGGCTGGATATGATGTTAAGTATGGGTATGTTGCAAGTGGTCTTACTCTTAAAGTTCAAGTTGATGCTTGTGCTGACATTGCTGCTGTAAATGCCATAGTGGATGACAGGACTTGAGATGACCTTAAGAAAATTAGATACTGAAGGCAGGGCGATTAAGAAGGAGCAGATTGTGTTTGACCAGGAAAAACTTTATGATGCTCTTTACCTGGGTGCATCCGGTGTTTTGGAGATTATTCCACTTGAGAATGACTCTGCTATTATTGTGCCATATGATAAAGGGTGGCACCCTGTTGCTTTTAAGCAAATTAACAGTGCCGGTACTACTTTGCCGACTACTATGATATTTGGGTGTTTAGGGAAAAGCAATGTATAATAAGTTAAAAATGTGGGTCACAACTTGGGGCACTTACAATGGCGGTGCTGCAAGTACTTTTATAGCAGCGGAAACCAGCTATATTGTCTCAGACTACCTAGAGGTAGTCGATGGGGTGGCGCTCAGTATTGAAGGATTTTTGGAGGTATTATGAGCCAGATTATACTTAATAATCAATCAGCATCCCCAGACACGCCTGCATCAGGTAAGGTTAAGATATATGCCAAGACCGATAAGACGCTTTATCTAAAGGATGATACAGGTGCAGAAAGTCAACTCTCTGGAGAGGTCCTGGCGAGAAAGCCTGCAGGCTATATTGATGGTTTAATACTTGAGTATGTTGATGCAGCTACAATAAAAATAAATATTGGCTCCTGCAGGGATGAGGATGATTCTCAGAATATATCTCTTGCCTCCTCTCAAAATGTTGCCTTAACAACAAGTGGAGAGAATGGCCTGGACCAGGGCTCTGAGGCCGGTGATACCTGGTATTATGTCTGGATTATATATAACCCCACTACTGATACTACCTCAGGATTATTGTCTACCTCCAGTACTTCTCCTTATATGCCAAGTGGCTTCACAAAGAAGAGAAGGATTGGCTCTTTTAGGAATGACTCTGCTAGTGATATTTTATTATTTTATTGTTTTGGCACTGGTAAAGAGAGGAAATATACTTATGATCAGAATCAGACGGTTCTATCTGGTGGGAGTAGCACCAGTTATGCCGATGTTGATTGTAGTTCATTTGTGCCAGGAACTTCTACCTTGATGTATTTGTCGGGTTTTTGTGTAAGAACAGGCGCAGTTTTTAAGCTAGACTGGAGAAAGAAGGGCTCTTCTGCTGACTGTCAGCATAGGAATCAAGGATACTATAGAGCGATCATTGAGTCTATAACAGAAACAGATGATAGCCAAGTAATTGAATACAAAGTCAACAATGCATTGGAAACTTGCACTATGAAAGTAATAGGTTACTGGGAGTTCTTATGACACGAAATAATGTAATTGATAAAACAACCAAAATACTTAAGAGGACTGGGTTTTGCTCCTTTGATATTGATACTGAGACTGAGGAGCTAGTAGAATATAATTTTAACTTTGATGATAATTATGACTATACATGGAATGATACAACTTTCGTCAAGGGGGATTTGAAGACTGACCTGAAGTCAAGGACCACAATAATGTCTGAAATATTTAGTGGCGCTGAGCCCACTACACAATTTCCCAGGCTCGTAGATGCTATAGACCTGGCGTTTATTGTTGCACTTGATAACTTTAACCATGATTTTGCAAGACAAAGGCTTGGTGTTTTGAAGGATGCAGGGGATATTACCCAGGCTGATTATGATTTTATTGATGGAATATTGGGATAGGAAAATGACACCACTGACAATAGCTATAGTTTCAGGAAGCATATTAGCTCTCATAGGAGGGGTAATTTCTTTTATTGCCTGGTCTTTTAAACGCTCTATTGTGGACAAGATAGATGAGCTTGAGAAGAAGGTGACTGATTTTAAGGAAGATATGCTAAAATATTACGTGACAAAAGAGGATTTCAAGCTCAATACGGATGCTCATAAGGAGCTCTGGATTGAAGTGAGAAATAATCAAACCAGGCTTACAAAGCTAGAAAAATAAGGAGGAATCATATGAGTGATTTCAATATAAAACCAGTTGGTAAGGATGGCCGTGAGCTTAATGGCCCACGCCTTATTGCACATGGAGAAGTAACTGTTGATGCTACAGACATTGACATACCTATCGTTGGTCTTCTGGCCACTGATATAGTTACAGTTAGTCTTCATACACAAGCAGGCACTGCTGATATTGCAGACCTTATTGCTGTATGTGAAGCCGACAATCTCAATATCCAAGTCTCTGAAAAGGGCGATGATACTGGTATTGTTGCTTATCAAATATCTCGTTCATAATGACACCTGAACAGACAAAACTTCTCTTAGGTGTATTAGCTGCTGGGCTTGCTATTAGTGAAGCCATTGCACTTATACCGAATGATAAGGTTAAAAATAATGGTATTTTACATACTATTATCCTTATCCTTAAAGCTGTCCTGAAAGGAAAAAAGTAAGAAGGCTCCTGCAAAATGCAGCGAGTAGGGGTCCTGAAGACTTTATTCGCCAGGCTGCTGCGTATTTAGGCAAAGAGACGAAAAGAACCATCCTGATTGGTAAAAACGTCAGGGATATTGGTATCTCAATGGAGGTCTTAGAGTCCTCCTCTAAAAAATTGATACTGGACGGATGGAGTCTCGATGTCTATGGTTCAAGAAAGCGCGGTGGCCTGGGGGTAGCTAAAGATTTATATAAAAATGACGTGGTCGAAATTGATGCAGGCGTTTATGCCACGAAACGACTTAAAGACCTGCTCGATTCAAAAATTAAGCCAGATATATCCGTAGGTATATCGGGGCGTTGGAGGTTCTAATGGCTATACCAATGATTGTAGGTGGTGTTTTAGCTGGGTTAGGTGCAGCAGCAAAGGGTATTGCATCTGGAGTTCGTAGTAAAAAGGAGCGTCTGGCTCTTGAGAAGCAGGCTGACCAGACAAATGCCTTGATCACTAAGCTGCAAGATGCAGTCCGTGACGGCAAAATGGACCTTGATAGTATGCTTGGCCGGGTTGATGCTCATATGTCGAATATGGGTGGTAAAATCAATGAGTGGTATAACAATCAAATGCAAATTGGTACCCAGCTTGTTCAGCAGCAAATGGGTGCTGCTATTGACCAAATAAAGTTTGGTATTAATGAAGCCAAGATTAGGGCTGACAGGTCTGAGAGAGACCACCTGGAGCAAAAAGAAGAGCAGGTTAAACGACTTGAGAAGGATTTTAATAGGTCTAACCAGGAGATAGCTAACCAGGCCGTAAAGAGGAGACTTGGCGGTTCCGGTGCTTTTATGGCTGCAATTGGCAAAAGTCAGGAGACTCTGGGTAAAGTTAAAAATGAGCTTGAGAAAACCTCAAGCAGGGCTCTCAGGGCCATTGGCGAGCAATTTAGTGATGTAACCAGGGCAGCTGGATTTCAAACACTCCAGGCCCAAGAGCAAGCCGGGAGAAGTACTCTTGGGCTCCAGGCTCAACTTGGTGGTCAGCGTGCCCAACAAGAGATGGCCCTTGAGCAACAGGGATTTGGTGCCAGGGAGTCTGCTTTTGGAAGGGCTCTTACTCAGACCCAGAATGAGCTTGCTTTGCAGCAACAGGCCGGTGGCTTAAGAATCCGGGCTGATGCTACTACTGGTGCTCCCGGTGTTCTCGATGCCATTGGTGGTGGACTTACAGGTATTGGTGGCTCTCTTATGGGCGCTGGTGGAGGATCATTTGGTTCGGGTGGTAGATTTCGAGGCAGGACACCGCCTAATATTGGTGCTGGTGGTCTTGATATAACATCCTTTTTCCAATAATAAACAGGAGGCGGTATATGGCAGATTTAAGCTTAGCACAGGGTCTTATTGCAGCAGCTACTCCCAGGGGTGTAGCAACTGATATTTTCGAAAAACAACGTCAGCAGGGGGAGCGAGCATTTAAGGCGGGACAGGCATTTGGCCAACAGGTTGCCGGGCCACTTGCTCAAAATATTCTTACCGGTGAATATGACCCAGACCCGGAGCGCTTTCAGCTGCTCCAGGAGCTTGTCAAGCAGGACCCAAAGAGATTTGGAAAGGCCCAGGCTCGGTTTGAGGATTTCCTTAAACTAAGAGACCAGGGTAAAAAAGTTAAGGTTGTTAGCCCTGACTTTACCAGGAACCAAAAAGCTATTGAGACAGCAGCCCGGAATGAAGCTAAATTAGCCAGGGCTGGTGAACGCATGAAGGCTCGTAGGGAAGAGATTTTAGCTAAATATCCTGCAGATTTGGAGCAGCGGATTGCTGAAGAAGAAGCTTTTATTAAGGCTCCTTTTAAAGGTGGTGATCCTCAGACAGTATCTGACTTCAGGAGAGCCAAGCGTGATGTTAGAAAGTTAAAAAAAATGATGACTAAGCGCGATGAGGAGCTAAATAAGATAGACGAGATGCTCTCACAACAGGCTAGAGGTGGTCAATTAGAGCCATTTACAGGCCCACAGGAGATAGAGGAGACCAGAGAAGCCAGCAGGGCTGACCTACGTGCAGCCAGGCGAGCTCTAAATAGGGAGCTCCCAGGTAAATCTGCCTTAAGACAGCTTATTGCTACTGGTCAACAAGCTGGCAGGGGCGTTCCACCTGGCGCTGGAACAGATGCTTTTAAGATATTGGATGCTTACGGTAAGATAAATGAATCTATTAAAAAGGCTAGTATTGCACCTGAGCTGACACGTATTGAGGGCCAGGTAGGGGCAACTCCCAGGTCTAGGGCTTTTAAAACCACAGCAAATGCTGCTGTAGAGACTTTGACTACTCCCGATGTTGGTAATGCTCTTGGTGGACTTTTTAAGATTAGGGCTATTGCAGGTGATTTTGTGCAAAACTTAGCTACTTATACTCACGATACTAAAGAAGCTGAGAGAGTGGCTATTGGCGCATTTAATGAAGCTGCTGCCGATATTCAAAAACGTAATAATGACATCAAGAAAGATGTTCTCAGTAATAAAATATCTTCAGAAGCTGGAATTATGAGGATGTTTATTAATCTGTCAATGGCTAAGACTTTAGCGATTCCAGACCAGGCACTTGATAAAATATCTGAATATTCTTCTCCAGCTCTTTTGGCAAATATATCAAAAGGCAACCCATTTCTTTCAAGAGACCCGGAACATATGCGTAATATTTCTAAGATTACCAGGGCTAATCTTGATAAGGCTGATCAAAAGAAGATTGAGCAATCAAGAAAACAATATGAGAGTATTCTCTCTGGTATAGCTCAGGACTTACAGGTTGGTGATGCCAGCGGTAAGTACAAAATTGACTATAAGGGTGATATTTTTAAGCTTGACATAAACAAGGATATGGATAAAGTACTTTATGAGACACTTACCAAAGGTGTTCTTGGGAAGTTTGCTCCAGTTAACGAGAGAGACTATGAGCAGGGGCTTAAAGAGAGGGGTGAGGTTTGGCACTGGCTCAGGTCCTTAGCTTATTTTGGTGGATTTGTTACTGACTATAGAGCTTTTAACGATGATGCTGCTATGGAGAGATTAATTCGCACTCATATACCCTGGAAAGTTATTAGTAATCAAACTTATCTTAAGGGATTTGGCGGTAAATTACGCAGGCGTTTTAATAAAGCTATTAATAAGGCCAATTCTAATGCTTTAGAGAACAACCCTTCTCTCTGGAAGTCAACTAAGGCTGGAGCAGGGGCTTTCTTAGGGGCAGTAAAGGATGTAATTGATCAAACAACAGGGCGATAAAGGATGGTAAATGGCACAACAATTAACATTTGGACAGTTCGCAACAAGCTTACCAGTCCAAGAGTTCGCGCAAGAAGGGGCATTTGAGTTAGACCAGGAAGTTTTAGAGCAACGCAGACAGTTATTCAAAGACGAAGCAAAGCGGTCAGTTAAATTAGCCTTTAAAGATTGGATAAATCTCAAGAAGGAAAAGGGATGGGGGGATGTTACCCCTGTAGATTATGACGATTATGACGATTTAGCCGAATCAGCGGATAGAGCTGTGCCTGTAAGGGCAGCTGGTACTGCCAGTAGTGGGGTTGGTGATGTAGTTCCTGACTCTATTATGCTGGATATGGGTTTTGATCCCAAGGCTGTCACTAAAACAGATAAAGATTTTTGGGCCTGGCGTGATTTCCAGGACTTCTGGAAGGAGAGAAACCGGGCTAGGATAGAAACCCTAAACCCAGTATTTCTCCAGGCCGAACTTGAGCAAGGTGGAGTTGACTTATCACATTCTGCTCCTAAGCGCATAGGGCATGACAATCCTGCACTCGATGTTTTCCTTAAATCCACTATCCAGGCAGCTACTCTTGATGTAATTAACACAGATAGCCCCATTTACCAGGGCAGATATAAGCAATATTACGGAAAATCTAACCTGGCAGGCCAGACTTTAGGTGGTATTATGTCTCTTATGGCGCTTACCTATGCTGCTCAGGGGATCGGTGCGACTACTAAAGTGGCTGCTGCTCTTAAGAAGTTTAAGACAGCAGAGCGCTGGGCTAGAATTACAGGCTATTTACCTGCCACGATGCGTAGGTCTAAGTCTATTGTTAATGGGCTCAGCGCCCTAAACCGTGGAATTGGCCTTACCAGGGCTGGAGTTGCCGGTAGATTTGGTGCCGGTACTGCTTTAGGCAGGGCTGCTTTAAGACAGAGTGCTGGTGCAGTAACATCTGGCCTTATATTTGGATTTGCTGATACAACCAGGGGTATGGCCAGTCAATTTATTAGAGAGGATAAGCTTGAGCGCTCTGCCTGGGAGAAGCTAAATGCTGCTAATCCTATTAGAAGTGCGTTTTTTGGTTTTCTTAAGGGTGTTGGTATAAATGTTATTAATGCACCCAGTAGCTGGGGTATTAGGTTTGTAGCTGATGCTATGTGGTCTACTGCTCAGCAAGGAGCTAATGTAATATCCGGTGGGGAGTGGGATAATAAGCAATTTGTCTATGACTGGATAGTCTCTCACGCTATTGGTGAACGCTCTCAAATGTTAAATACCGTTATTAGGTCTGCTACACCCTCTCATCCACTTATTCGTATAAGGAATAAGATGAGGAAAATCTCACCTGACTATCGCAGCCTTTCTGATGATAAACAGATAGAGGTGGCTATTTGGGCACAGGGTGCCGTATCTAAGCTCAATCAGCCCTTTACCGGGGATGTAGCCAAGGGAGTCAGCAAAGAACTCTTTGGGTCCAGGAGAAGTGCCCGGGCACAAGAGGATATAGTAATTGATGCAGCTAAGATTTTCACCGCTAAGCATAAAGAGATGGCCTCTATTATTGACAGGGCTAAGTATGAGAATTATATTGATGTCGATGCCCTGGAATTAGGGCCTAAAGAATTAAACATAAATCGCAGGCAAATGGCCCTGGAAGTGGCTAAAATAATGCGTATGACTCCTGAGCAGGCAGAACACCTTATTAATAGTGATTCTATGTTGTCACCAGGACACCTACTCCAGGCTATGAAGGACCTCAAACTCCAGAAACAAACAGCCCCTGAGCTAGTGAATAAGTTTGTAAATGTAAAAAGAGAGCAACTTATTAAAAAAGTGGCTGACCTTGAGAGGGCGCTTGAAGGCGCGCCAGAAGGACCAGAGAGGGCAGATGCCAGGCTTGAGTATCTGGAAGCCAAAGAGCAGCTAGCTAATACACCCAGCGAACTACAATCTACAGTAAGAGGTATCTCAGATGGAGACTTCATAGAGCAGCTGTATAGAGCGATGAACACTCACGCTAAAGGAACTAGCAAGAAAGCTGAGGCTGCTGCTTTCCGGAAGATTTTAAACAGACCAGCTGATAAAATAATAGAGTTTTTTCTTCCGAACAGCCAGAAGCTTTATCGCGCAAAAAAACCTGCGGTTCCTCCATTTAAGCCAACCGCAACCCAGGCCGAAACGATTGGTCGAATCCGGGGGCTCTTCCAGGATGATCTTTTTGTCCGAGACCAATTAGCAAAGACTATAAGCTTTTTACGGTCTAAGTTCCCTGAGGGCCGGTATGGCTCTACTGCCCAGGACATGTCTCAGAATGTATTCTTAAGACTATTGTCTGAAAAGGGCTACTCTGATAAGAGAATAGCACACGATATTGATGTATGGAAACAGACTCATCCGGATTTTGACTTTAATAATCCTATCCATTTAAAGGAAATTACCAGTAATATCATTAAAAATAATGCTTTTAATAGTCTCAGAGACCGGAGAGCTCTTAAGGGAGAGTTCCGGTACCTCAAAAAAGAAGCGCCTGCCGATTTTCGCGTGGATCAGCAGACTGTCCAGGAGTATGACGAGGGTGTTTGGGTTGATAAAAATACTGGAGAGATGACCTCAAGACCTGATCAGGTGACTGCCCAGGATGAACCGTTCTTTGAAAGGGCTAAGAGTAGGGCTAAGTTCTGGGCGCAGGCTAAGTCAACCAAGGAAAGAATTAAGTCAGCTGGCAAGGATGCTAAGGATACCGGTGGTATTGACCTGTCCAGTTTGAATAATAAGGACTTTGCTGTAATGGCTGAGATAGCTAGGCGAGACCCTGCCAATATTGTGAATACTCTCATCCGGTACTGGGATGATGCTCTTGGTATGAAACATGACGAGATAAGGGAGCATCTGAGTAATTACGGTATTAGTCGCACACCTAAAAATATAGACCAGACCTATGGTAAGATGCTACCTAGTGGCCATCACTGGAAGTCTGCCTTAACCAGGCTAAATGAGCCATTTAAGACAACAGTTCGTACCTCCAGGCGTGTATCGTACAATCTCAGGGATGCTGAGATACTTCACAGAAGAGCTCAGGAGATAGTTGGTACTGTCAATCCCAGAACTGGTATAAAAGCCAGCCTGGAGAGCCCCCTGGTGCGCTCTTATGCCAGCAGGAATGGCCTTATGGTTATTGGTATAAAGGACTATACTGACTCAATGTCCAGGATTTACATACCATCTAACATAGAGCGCCTTAAAGCTGCAGCTGGAGAGTTCATTAAGAATGAGGTGGCCAAGCTTAATCAGTCTTATGTTGGCCAGGAGGGCAACCCCAAGATAATACTCAGGCATCCTGAGTCTAATAATGGCACTGACTTCGTTATTACTGGCTATAACATAGACCCTGCCGATTTCAAAGGTGCTGCAATAGATATTTATAATAGGCTCACAAACAGGTACCCTCAGACTCCTGAGAATATAGCTAAGGCTTTTGCTGTTAAGTTGATGGGTAATCCTATCAACAAAATACCAAACGCTACTCTCTCATTTACTAAAGATTTGAACGAAATAGACACAATATCTCGTAAACACCTGGTCTTTAACCGTTTATTGCAGGAGGTATCTCCTAAGCAATTCGCTCGTACTGAGGATATTCTACTGAATATGGACAATCCTACTGTGAGAGTGGCTGTAAATGCAGCAACTAAAGCAGGAGATGTGGAGTTCGCTGAGCGCAGAGTACGTGATATTGCAGAAGACCCCAGTCTTGTTGTTCCTGGTAATAAAAAGGAGCAGGTCCAGGCTATTATTGATAACTCTATTGTGCTTGATAATGTCAAGCCAGCCATACGGCTGGCCGAAGAGCAGGCCCAGACTGATAGAATACTGGGTAGGAAGCCCAGAGAGCAGGCTGTCATCAAAAATCAGATAAAGTCCAGTGATTCTGAAATTACTCCAGACCAGGAACTCCGGAATAACAGGGATTATAATGATGATGAGACCGGAATCCTTAAGTTTATGGATGCTGGTGATGAGTTCGTCTTGGAAAGAGCCCGGGCTGCAGCCCTTGAAGTTCAGAGATTAGAGGAGAGAGGGGTCTCTTTTGATGGCTTAGGGCAAAAATTAAAGGAAAAAATAAGGTCAATCACTAGCCCTATTGATGATGTCATTAAGGGTAAGTTCAGTATATTTGAAGATATACTCAAAATAGAACCCACCTCTCGCCAGATTGTCCATACTATGGGCAAAAAAGAGACTGCATCTAAGGATAAAGTGCGTGAGATAGAGGATAATATTTACGGAAAGTTTTACAAAAAATATGGACTTCCATTTATTAAGGGCTCTAGAGTAAAGGACCCTCTTATTAAGAATCGGCTTGAGGTTTTTAATAAGCTACAGGATAGGCTGTCAGAGACAGAATTAAAGCCCCTGTCTGAACAGGGAGATATAAGGCCCGGAAACGCCTTAAGAGGAAGTGGTGACATACCGTCTGCCAGAGACCAGGCTAATGAGCCTATCACTAATGGTGATAAAATAGAGCATTTAATCCAAAAAGTCATTAATGATCCCGATGAGCTTACTGATGGGCTAATTGCTAATATGCGTAGCCTGTCAAAAGACAAGCTCCTATATACTAAAATTGCTGTTCAGAAGCTTAAAATGCCCTTTGAAGATGTGTATGATGTGCTGTCCAGGTCTCAGACTTTAGGCTGGGATATTATTGATGAGATAGGCAGGAAGCTTGAGATGCCACCTGGTGCTTACAGGAAAAATGCCTTGGTGGATTCTATAAATCAAGAGTCATATAAGAGGTATGCTGGCTTCTTCCAGCGCTATGGTGAACTGGCAGGCATACCCAAGGAACAGGCCCAGGCTGATTTCTTTGAGGAACTATTCACAAAAGAGGATTCTATCCAGGCAGCTAAGAAAGTAGCCCAAATGGCTAATGCCGTAAGAGATGAGTACGAGGAAGCTGGCCTTATTAACGATGATTTCTCTGATAGGTTTAATCGTATAGTAGCTACAACCAGGTCTATTCTAACTAATGACCAGGACAACTTCCTATACAGGCACCACGCTGTACTTGCAGACCCTGACAATAATGAGTTTTACGGTAGCAGGCTTAATAAAATGGTGGAGGAAGGTAGGCTCGATGTAGGTAAAGGGGCTATGGACCCCACGCTTTATGATGTGCACGGTAGAAAACATAGGACTTTGGATGATTTGTCTACTATGGGTTTTAAGACTATTAATGATGCTCGGGCTAATTTGCGTGGTGCTCTCAATTATATGTTTACCAGGCAGATTAATTATGAGCTTGGCCGGGGCTGGAAGACTGGTTTTATAGACCATACTGAGGTTGTGCTCTCACAGCTTAAACAACTCCACGCTAATTATGATGAGGTCAAACAAAATGTTAAGGGGTACAGCACTGAGGAGCAGATCAAAAGGTTAAGAGGTATTTTAACTGAGATAGACAAAATTAAGAATGACACTATTGCAGGCTGGGGTGAGCATAATGGCGTAGTATATGTTGATAATACAAAGGACCGCACCATCTGGCAGACCAGGATGGAAGATATAGAGGTGCTTCAGAAGGAAGATATTACCGATGCAGCCAAGAAAAAGCTTGATACTGAGTTTGCTCAGTTGCAGCGGTTTATGACTATCTCCCAGGATATACACGATTTCACTACCGGGCGTATTTTTACCCAGAAAAAGAGAGATTTCCTCAATACTTTTAAAGGAACAGAAGGGCTTGATGCAGCTACTATTAAGGACCTGGAGACTAAGCTTGATGCCCAGGAACAAAAAGACCGTGGTCTTATAAATGACTCCCTTTTTGATGCTGCCCTTGGCGAAGTCTATATGCCAGTCAATGCTAAGGTCCATAATAGGGATAGCCATAGCGATAAGTTTAGTGCCGGTAGAGCATATATCTACGGAAAACCTCTGCGCTGGAAGCCTAATCGTATTACATCCCCTAATTTACCAGGCTATGAGGGCCTGTATCTGCATAGGGCTCTACATAAAGGGCTCCAGCAGTTCGTATTTAGGTATGACTATGAGGATAAAGCCGGTTCCCTAGCTGCGCTTAAGAAAGGGCAGGAAGTTTATGATGGCCTTAACCGGACAATGAAAACTCTCTCCTTTTGGAAGCCCACTATTGTTGGTGCTAATGATCTTGCTCAAGGGCTCCTTGCTACCGGCCCGGGATTTATCCTGGAAATACCTAATGCCTGGAGGATATGGCACTCTAGAAACGATGTTGGTTCTAGTGTGGAGAAAAAGGCATATCAGAGCTATAGAGAGAGAAACCTATTCCATCATACCCTGGGATTTAATGGCCTGGTTACTGATGCAGTGAGGGATTATTCCAGGATGGTAGGTGATGGTATGGCTGGCACCATAGCCAGGAGCTTGTTTGCTGGAGATAATACTGTGGCCCGGGGGAAAGTTCGTAAAGTCCTAAGGAAAATGATGCAGTCTTTTCATCAATACCAGAATATTACCTGGTCAATAGATGAGATAATGAGGATATCTGTGGCTGAGAGGTTCCGTAAAAGGTTTTATCCTATCCAGCTTAAGAGAGCCAAGGAGCGCAGGGTGCAAAACCCAGAAGCTGCTGCCCTGGATGAATCTCTTTGGCTTGCCACTGAGCGTACCAATATGTTTATGGCTGATTACTCACGCGTACCAGACCATATGCGTAGGGCTATGAACCGGTTTATGTTTGTGCCTACATTTAAAATAGCACAGACTAGAATGTACAAGAATATG